ATTTATTTATTAGATCACTACTATATCTACATTTTTCCACTCTGGAGTTCTTATATTAGCAACAGGCATAAATCCTGATACTACTCCATTAGCACTGCCACCAAAATTACGAATTCTTAAATCAGACATATCATTTATCCTTTCATATATTTTATTTAAATTCAAATTTAATACCCCTTAATAAAGGGGTATTTATTATGCTACTTTCATATTATTATTTGTAGCTTGATTACTCATACCACTAGCAGCCAAAGACTCACTATAGCTTTTACCATTATTCCAAGCATTACTTATATTAGCTCTATTTTTATCTTGTCTAGCCCACTCATGTCTTTGTCTAGCCATATTCTCTTCTAAAATAGATTTTTGAAAATTATAGTAATCTTTTTGAAGTTTATAATTTTGATAATTCTGAAAAGCATTAAAAAGATTTGTACCAAGTTGTGCTAACCCCATTCCTATTTCACCCTTACTCATATTCCCAAATAAACTATTATTATCTACTGGTGGGGTAAAAGTATTCATACCTTCACTAGGGACTTTAGATTTTAATGGTCCTATTCCAAACCCTTTATTAATATCTAAAAATCCATTACTCATTGTAGAATTATCAAGGACACTCATCCAAGGAGTAGAAGTACCCATTGAAGCTAAGCTAAACATTATTCACCTCCTTCACTGTTTAATTTCTTTATTGTTTCTAAATTTATCCTACACTCTTCATATCCACTATAGAGATCTAGCATAAACTTACTGACATCTGTAGTAGATATTATACTACGATTTATATCTATATCTTTCATATAAAAGTAAGCTTCAGGTATTTTAATATACCTAGTCTCTACTTTTGTTATTATCATAGGTTTGCTCGTGCATCCTATTAAGGATAATCCTAGCAGTCCTGATAGAAATATCGATATTGCTATTTTCATTCTCTACTTCCTTCATTATCTTTTTAATACTATCTTTAGATCTATCTTTACTCTTTACCATTTCATCTAAGATAACAAGCTTTCTATCTCTATCTTTTTCTATCTCATTTATAGTAGAAACTAATGATTTATTAGTTTTGATAGCTTCATCTCTTTGTTCTGTTAAAAGTTTATTCTCACCTTTTAACTCATTAATCACAGATCTTTGATACAACCCAAAACTAATAAGCATAAGAATAAGAAGAATTATATAAATTCTCATCCCTGAACTCTCTCTAATCTCTTAATAAGGTTATTAACTCTCCTAGGAGTTTGCTTAGCCCATTTTGAGTTTTTGATATTCTCTATAGCCTTATTATAATCACTGTTTTTTAGATATTTTTGTGTATTCACAAAGCTATCAAAGCCTTTTATCCCTAGTTGATAAATCATATCATAGATACCTATCCTTACCATTTCAGGTAAATCATTTATCCAGCTATGTGTTTTATCAGCATTTTCTATAAGCTTTCTAACCTTAATCTCTAAAATTTCAGTAGCTACTTCCTTACTCATAGGCTCTACAAAACCACCATTTAAAGCTAATTCACCATTAGTAAGATAAGCTACATTAAAGCCATATCCTATTGTATCTACTCCCTCTGAGCATTGATACACATTAGCTCTAAAGCCTTCTTCTTTCTTAAGTTCATCTATAAGTTCTTTTAAACTGACTTTACTTAACATTTAAAACTCCTTAATTCCTTAATTTTATATTATTCTATTGTATTCTAGCTGCCTTAGCTGCTCTAATACCTTGTAAAATTGATTGAGTATCTTTAGTACTACTTTTGACTTCTAGCAAATCTTTTTCTATCTTATTAAGCTTTGTATTTGCTAATTGCTCTAACATCTTAATCATAGCGAGTTGATTAGTAGAGTTATTCTCATTAACTAAGTGTTGCTTTTGTAGCTCTGAAACGATGGCTTCTCTACTAGATTTAACCTCACTGATAGCCTCATCTATCTTATCACATACAGAATCTATATGCTGACGATTTAATTTAGACTCTTTTAAATCTTGAATTCTTCCTTCATAAAGCATCTTAGCAATCTTAAAAAATGATACTACAGCTACTATCAAAAGAGCAACAATACCACCACTCTCAACTGTTTTTAAAAATTCATTTTCTATCATTTAAAACCTTATTTAATCCTTTATAACTCTATATCCCCACCATAATATTTAGATCCAAATACTCTTACTGCTAAATACATTAGCTTAGCTAAGTTCTTATTTACTCTATCACTTAGCATAGCTTCATAAAATAATTTATCACATTCTTTTCTATTATATTTATGTGTATTTGTAGCAGCATAGAGCCAGTCGTGTAAACAACTAGCTCTATCGTATTTATATCCAAATCTCGGTAGTATATTTGTTAGTATAGATGGTATACTTGCTCCATCATATACAAATCCTTTAGGTATTACTATATCAATACCATTAGATAATCTATAGATTAAATATTCTTTTAATCTAAAGGTATTTCTAGTACCTACCATAGGACTTACTACAAGATCAGATAAAAACATTAACTACCCTAAACTAGGTATAGTAATATCAATTTTTTCTACAGCTTCTATACTCTTAGCTGCTTTAATCTCATCTCTTTTACTTACAGCAAAAGTTTCTAAGCCAGTAATAAACTTAACTTTTTCAGAGATAGCAGTAGCAAGAGCATTTCTAAGCTCTTTATTTTCTCCACCTGTAAGCATAGTTAGATATGGAGTTTCACTTAGATCTAATGTATTATCTTTAACTACTCTAAAAGCCTCAGTAGCTTTTTGAGTAAAACTAGCTTGTTCTATCTCAGGATATTGTGCTAAATAATTTTTATATGCAGCATCTATTTTCTCATTAAGAGTATTTATAGCTATTGCTTTAGCCTCTTCTAATGTAGTAGGAATTATTGTTTCACTTTTATATCTAGTAATAGTCATTATTTACTCCTTATAGTTCAATACCATCTATTTTAAGATTCATAGATTGAGGGAATGTTGGGAAAGCACTGCTTAGTGCAGTATCAGTATTACCATAAACTTTTTTCTCTATAGCTTTTAGACCTTTAGCAACAGCTGCTTCACCTTTTTCACTTTCAAATACTAAGTCACTTAAAGCTATTTTATGATAAGCATTGTAGCTATTACCAGTGGTATAATAAGTAACAAGATGCAAAAATTCATCATCAATAAAGCAGATACCACTCATATCATGATATGTTCGATATCCTGAAGCATTTACACTAGCTGAAAGCAAATTATTTTGATATTTATAAACTTTTGGACCACTCTCATTTGTTAAAATATAAAGAGATTGATCTTTTTTAAGTACAAATGCTAATTCAGTTGAATTAGTAGAGTTAGTGCCACTAATAGCTGTAAAATATGGAGCATTACCTACTATTTTTAATAGATATAAATAGTTACTATATACTTTAAATACAAATTCCATATCATCAGCATTAGCATAGAATATACCATTATTATAACCACTAGAATTATAACTTGAATTATATAAAGGGTCGCTAGATGCCATACTATAATTACTATTAGCAGTTGCACCATTCATAATAGTCGCAGGTATAAATTCTTTCATACCTGTTTCATCAGCTTTCCAAATACTTACTTTTTCTCCATATGAAGGAAAAGTAAGAAATATAAATTCATTATCAGAACTTTTAACTAAATAAGTAGTATTACCAAATGTTTTACCTGTTTTCCCTTGTATAGTTACTACTCTATTATTAATAGTAATGTTATTTCCATGTTTATCAGTAGTTTCAATTGTTAAACCACTTCTTAACCAAATAGCTTGATTAACAGGAATATTTTGTAGAACTTTTTCTTGAGTAACTTCTGTCATAGTTTTTAAATCTAGTTGATGTCGTCCACCAAAATAAATACCATTATCATCAATAGTACCAAATTGATTTTTATAGCTAGAAGATCCGTTATAGCAGTGGAAATCAAATGCACTGCTACTTGAAGCGTTATATGCAGCATGAAGTTTCATTTTTACATTATTATTTGTAAAAGTAGAGTATTTAGAATAACTAGTATCTTCACCAGTAGTTGAATCAAAAATATTATAGCTACTTGGAAAATAAATACTATTTGCTTCTATATATCCAATACCACTAGACCAAATTACATTTTTATCTAAAATTAAACCATAACTTTTATTAGATATTTTAGTAGTCCCTGTAGAATCAAATACATAAATATTTTTATACCATTCATTTTGTTTAGATAAGGCTACTAATACATAACTATTTTGTAACTCTACAGCAAAGAATGCATCTACACCAATATTTATAATTGTATTTTTTTCACTATCAAATAGTTCATATTTACTAGAACTACTATCAGTCCATTTTCTAATAATATATTTATTTTGGTATATATATGAAATATTTTTAGCTGTTTGAGGCAATGGAGAAAGTTTATTAAGTTCACTAATTTTAGTATTGTAATTATTAGATTTTAACTCTATACTAAGTTGTTTTTCTTTTGGTAATAAAATTTTACCAGTAGCTCCTACAATCTCTTTACCACTTAGACTTACATTTAATACACTTGTATCACCTACTTTAATATTACACTCACTACTACCTACTTCATTTGAAAAAATAATATTAGTAATTAATGTATCTTTAGTGTTTGAAACTTTTTGACCATTTTGAACTTTTGCATTTAGTAATTCTTTAAAATTTGACATAGTTAATCCTTTTTATAAATTATGAAAATGCGATAATATCGCTAATACCTAGGCTAGTTTTATTTTTAGCCACCTCTGCTTTGATAAGAGTACTTAAAGTTTCATTATTAGCTATTTTCTCTTCTACTGCTTGTGAAATTTTCTCATCGCTAATTTGCAAACTTTGTCCTTGTAGTTTTTCATCTATAATTTGCGTTACCCTAATTTCATCAATCTTTGTACTATCAACTTGAGCTACAGGAGCTTCTACTAAATTTGAAGACAATTGTTTTGTTCTTTTAACTTATCTCCTATTACGAAATAACTTGCTCCAGCATTCTCTCCAGTATTATAAATATGTGTTACTCTAGCTATCCAGTTATTACTAGGATCAGCTTTTTCTCTTTGAGCAATAGATGTAACTAAACTAGCAACTATTTCGTCTTTACTCTTATTAGTAGAAAATACTAAAGAGTCAAATATTTTATTTGCCATAAATATCCTTTCTTTTAATCAAATATAACAACATCATCAAAGTCTTTTAAAGCAGGATTTTTATCCTCTCGTGTATCAACTATGCTAATGTCATCATCTTCTAAAAATGTATCTACTACAGAAGGTTTTTCGGCTTCACTCTCAATAGACTCTAATTTAGGTATATTGTTATCTACTACAGGAGTCTTATCACCTTTATATAGTTTCTCTACTTCTAGTATTTTCTTATATAAAGTGTTATAAACATTCTCTATATTTTGTTTTATAGCCACATTATCTTTTTGAATAGAAGTCAGACCTTGTGTTAAACCAAATACATCAGTAGTAAGAGTTTCTATTGAAAATAAAGCTTGATTTATTTTAGAATTATCTTCAGGAGTAAGTGAAAGAGTAGCTAACTTATTTTCTACTTCTTCTTTTGTGTAATAATTTTTTAAATCAACAGATTCTGAAATATTTATAGTTCTAAATTTCTCATCTATCTCATTTTTATTATATACACTATCTTTATCAACTTTTAATCCAATTTCAGTTTTTAAAGCATACTTACCATCAGCTAATTCTTCTGTAATATACCCTAATAAATCTATACCTTCTCCAGCTTGTATATTAGCTACTTCTTCTTTAGTAGCAAACTTATTCTCACTTTGAGTTTTTGTGTAATACTCACTTAAATCAATATTTCTAACATCAGAGTTAAATTCAAATAAATTATCAGTAAGACTATTAAGGCTTTTAACATTATCACTTACTAATAAATATTTCTTTTTATTACTAATATCATATACATTAGCGATATAACCAGTATTATCACCATCACATTTACGATTTAATTTAGTAATTAAATCTGATTTCAAAGTATTGATATTTTGAACTGATTTTAGAAAGAAGTTAAACTCTTGAATTATCATTTCTAACCTCTTTAATCAAATATTACGACATCATCAAACTCTTCAACCTTTTTAGGTGGTTCATCTTGTTTAGGACTATCCACATTCTCTTTAGGTTTTTCAGGGACTTCTCCACCTTCAGGATTTGCTTTAGGTTCAGTAGGTATACTCTCTTCCTCACCCTGAGTAGTTTCAGATTCAGGTTTTTTATTCTCTGGATTTACCACTACTGGGGTATCCTCTTTTGTTTCAGGTTTATTACTAACATCTGGTTGCGTATCTTCATTAGATTTATCTGCTTGTTCAGGTGTTATAGTCTTAGGCTGTGTATCTCCATCAGTAACATCTGTTTTTGAAGCATTAGGTTTATTCTCTTCATTAGGATTAGCAGACTGATCAGGTGTACCTGATTTTGGTTGTGTATTGTCTGGTTGTGTATTTGTATCAACATCACCTGCTTGATCAGGTTTTATGACATCTGATTGTGGTTGATCAGCTTTAACACTTTCGCCAGGATTAACAGGTATGTCTGGTTTTACAGTACTACCAGTACCTTCTGGTTTTGTAACATCTGGTTTAGTAATATCTATTGTAGGTAGTTTTTGATCTGAAAAATTAAATGTCCAATCATTTTTATCAATAACATCAATTTTTAGATTATTACCAGTATATTCAGTAGATATTGCAGCACCTAGTGTAAATACACCATATACTACATTTGGTTTGAGTTTATAAGACTTCTTAGCAAGAAATTCTTGATATTCGTCTTTACTATCAAACACAAGAGTATGTGGTCTTTCTACATAGCTACCAGGATAATGTAAAATTATTTGTTTAGCCATTATATTACCTCCCATGTACTTTCTTGAACTACTGCCGTAGGTTTAGCTTTTAGTTGTCTAATATCCTCTTGAACAGTAGTCAATGTATTAGTTGTATTATTTTTAAATTCTTCTATAGTATTTTTAAAACTATTATTAGTAGAGATTTTACTATTTAAAGATTTTTCTAATTCTTTAAAAGAAGTTCTATCTTTATTTTCTTGATCTTTTAATTGCTTAACTATTTCTAATTTAAATTCAGCATTATCTTTCTTAACTGTTTCAATAGCATTTGATAAGTTAAGTTCTACATAAGATATTTTTTTAGTAGTTCTTTTTTCTACTTCATTTATATCGCCTTCTATCTGTTCTTGAGATTTTGCTAAATCTTCTTTAAATCTAGCTATACCTTCTCTTAAAACAGTATATTCCTCCATAGATTTTAATTTAAAGTCAGTTAGAGCTTTATCCACATCAAGAATACTCTCTCGTAGTCTTAGAGATTCACTCATAAACTTATCATAAGCTCTCTCCATTTGCTCCAATCTATCATCAGCCAATGCTTTAAACTTCTCAGTCATCTCATTAGCTAAATTATTCATATCTTCTTTAAACTGCTCTAAAGTTTTAGGTAGATTAGTTACTATATCTACTAACTCTTGAGCTATATTTACATATTTTAAAAACTCTTGTAGAGCTGGATACATCTCTACAGTTTTTTCAAACAACTCTGTATGATTGTTAAAGAATCCAAGTAACTCTAAATTTTGAGCTACTACCTCCACTGCTAACATATGTAAAGCTACTAAATTTATATCCTCTAGATTAGCTTCTACTTCTTTTAAACTACTCATAGTATCTACTATTTCTAATAGCTTATCTTTTACACTATTAACACTTACGATATGCTCTCTTATCTCATATAAAAATCGTAATTCTTCTACACTCTTACCTAACTCTATTAATGTATCTGAATTCTCAGCAGCTTTTACAACCCCATCAATACTATTAGCTAATAAATTTAACTTATCACTAATAGGTATTAATCTTTTGATAGATGATCCCATAGCTAAAACACTATCTAATTTATCATCAATTGCTAAGACTGCTTTTACACTTTGTAACTCATTAGATACATTTTTAATAGGAAGTAAAGACCCAGCTACTCTATCTATAGTGTCTATATTATTAGCTACTATTTTTAAATTTGCAGAATCTTCTGTTTTTAAAACTACGATATCTTTTGTCTGTATAGTAGAATCTACTACATGACCACCACTTCCTATGTCAGGTTGTGGATTTGTATTTAAAGACATTATAGCCATATATTATATAAATCCTTTCAAATCATTCATTTCCCAAGATTGAGGGATAACTGCTCCACTCGTTCTTGCTTTTTGTATCTCTTGATTGTATGCAGACAATACACTAGGATAGAATTGTCTGATACCCTCAATACCTGAAAGACCCGTAATAATTTTTAATGTTACAAAACTATATAAAGCATCTAGTAAAGTATCTGGCAAATCCAACTCTTTATCAAGAGCCGATACAAGACTTAAAATTGGTTTTGGTTTATATTTTACATAGATAACATCAGATTCTTTAATATGGGGAAAGAACAAAGTCTCTTGATCTATAGCAAATACATTCTCTTGATTAATAATAAATTTATCTCTTGGATCATCACTACTAATACTAAGTATATTCATCACTTGATCGTACTTTGTTTTAAAGATCTCTTTGTTTTGTTCGTTGTTACTTAATAAAATATTAGATTTTAGGTTCTTATCTAATTCTAGTGCAGCTTTAATGAGTTCTGACTTACTCTTATATGTAGCTTTTATGCTACATTCAGCCAATTTAGCATAACTAGCCATAATAACATTTGGATCACTATTATTAATTTTAAAAGTAGTCCTAAAAGCAGGTACTAATATAATAGCTTGTTCGAATCTTATATTAAACATACTATGAAGAGTAAATACACCTTCATTAATAATATTAATTAGATCCTCATCTCCCATCTGTCTATGAGTAGTAATGTTAGGTAAGGTATTAACTCTTAAATTTGATAAAACTTTAGATACAACCATAAATCTATCCTTATTTAAAATAACGATAGAAGTATAGCATAAAATTTAAATTTCTCTTAAAAAATAATATAAATATTACTTTAAAATATATAAGGATTCTTACTATCCTCTTCTACAAATGGTAAATTCTCTTTCCTATACTCTTTACCAATAGTATAATTCCCTGATGGTTTATATACTTCAAAACTAGCTAACATACTAATAGTATCTAATACATCATCGTGCTTAGACTTAAATCCACTACTACTAGCTTTACTTAATTCATCTAAAGCTTCATTAACCCACTCACTACCTTTTAACTCATTAGGAAACCATAATTTCTTAGCTTTAATCCTAGGTAAAAATAGATTAAATCTAGTGAATTTATCAGCCGTAGGTCTTATACCCGCATTACCATCATTATTGCTACTAACTAGATTAAAAAATACATTTCTTTTAATCATCTCACTTTGTATCCAACTTACAAATCCTCTTTGCTGACCACTTACTTCTATACCAATCCCAAGAGGTTTATAAACACTAGCTAATACAAATAGATCATCTATATTCTTATCCATTAGCTGCTTTTTACAAATACCATCAACTAATAGATAATCTCCATTATTATTTATAGCCCATACACTTATAACACTATAATCACTACTATTTTTTCACTAGTAGCAAAGTCAGTAGTGATATAATAATTATAATTTCTTTTGTATTTTAGTACTTCATCTCTATTAAACCAAACTATATCTTCATCTCTTACTATCCTATTCTCATCACTCATAATCTGTAACATTAACTCTTGATAGAAGCTATCTACCTTACCTAAACTCAAAGCTTCTTTATAACTACTATTTACATAATCATAGTCAAACCTATCTTCCCAACTACCTCTAAACTCCTCTTTACTACAAGGAAATTTCTCACATACAGGAAAACAAGCTACCTCATAACTACCACTCTCAACAGCTTTATACAACGGATCATTAGCATTAAATGGAGTTCCAAGCCATATGACTTTATGCTTCTTAGGATGCAGGGCATACTTAACAGCTTTATGAATTACATCTTCAATACTACTAATGATAGTCTCACTTCTAGCATCTTCATCAGCTATAATATCATCTATAATAGCTAATTGTGGTCTTACTCCAAGTTCTTTAGCTCCCCTTACACCAGACTTAGCTCCAAATAATCTAAGTACAAAATGATCCCCTCTAATATTAGCAAACTCTATTCTAACATCAGTAAATTTTCTACCAGCAGAAATATCTATATCATCACCATTTTCATCAGCATACTTAACTGCTTTATTAGGTATCATCTTTTGTAAAAATTCACTATTTTGATATCTAAACTCTATATTCTTTCTTAAACTCTTTACACCATTATCTATACTATCAGCTATATACATAGCAAAGTTTATCTTACCAAAACTACCAGGCATTCTTCCAAAACAAGCAATAAACAAAAACAACATTTCAGCAAATAAAGTAGATTTAGCAAATCCCCTATGACACATAATAGCTATAGAGTCTTTAGAACTAAAAGCTTTATCTAAAGCAACTAAATGAACAGCAGGAGTTTTATTTTCTACCTTACCATTCTCACACATATGCATAAAATTTATAAATTCTAAAGTAGCTTGAGTAGGTTTATAATTTTTTAACCCTTCATAATCTACTTCATTTAAATAATCATTAACACTTTTAGACATTATACTTCCCCATTTATTAATTCAGCTTCTATAAAGTTATCCTTAGCATTAGCAACTTCTTCACTATTTACTCCAAGACTAATTAACTCTTGTTGCTTTTTAGCCATATTTTTTAACATCTCTTCTATCTGTGTTACCTCATCGTTCCCTTTAGATTTTATATTAACTTCTACTTGAAATCCTTCAGGTGGTCTAACATGAGTTAAAAAGACATTACAAGCATTTATTCTATCTCTACTAGCTTTAGCAGTCATAGCCTCTTCATACAGTTTCTCAACTATCTTATATCTATATCCTTGATACATTAGATACAAAGGCATCTCTGATTGAATTAATATATTTTTCACCATATCAGTCTTACGATACCTTGAAGCAGCTGAATATAAATTCTTATACTCTTGAGTCTCATACCCTTTTTCAGGATCAACTTCTAAAGCTCTTAAAGCTTTTTGAACTACCTCTCTATTTCTAAAAGTTTTAATATACGATTCAGTAACATTTCCTCCACTAGTCTCCATATAACTACAGAATCTAATAGCATTTACATATACTTCTAGATTTACATTTTGCTTATTTAATAATGTATCTTGATACTCTATTAATACATCTTTAAACTTATATCCATCAAATTCTGGATCACTAATAGTAGCATTAATTATATCTACTACTTCATTAGTTACTATTAACTCTTTAGACTTTCTAGTTCCATTAAAGAACCAATCTTTAATCTCTTTGGCACTATATTCCTTCGGAGGTTTCTTAACTAGATTTAAACCTACTCTATGTTCAGCCATATTAATACCCTTTATAGTTATTTCAATTTTGTTACATTATAACATAATATTTATATCACTCTTTAATTTATTATTAAGCTTATTATCTAATCTAAAAGGTTATTTCTTTCTCTTTTTCTTTTTGGGAGATCATTTTAGGTAGGGTAGAAACAAATTTGTGTTTAAAAATTTTATATTTTTTATGAGGATAAAGTTGTATTGAAAAATTTTATTTTGGTTAAGGTGTAGTACTCACCCTATGAATTTTTCAACTCACTACCACCCCCCCCCACTATTTAGAAAAAGAATTCTTTTTTCTACCACTCACTACTAGTTCGTGTGTGTTTGAGCTGTGGAAAATTATATTGAAAGGATTTTAAATGAAAAGTGTTAATTTAACTTTAGCTCAAAGAGCTAATAGGGCTGTTGCTAATGGCTTAGAAGCTACTAGCAATATCTTTGATGTTGTTGCTCTAGGTGCTAGAGCAACTAGGGATTTAGCTTTTGTAGCAGCAGCAAGAGCAGCTACATTAGCTGATGCTGAAAATGTATCAGTAGATACATTTAGAAGTGTTGATGCTAAAGTAAATGCAGCGTTGGGTAGATAACCTCTACCCTAACCAACAATTTAATTAAGGATTTAAAATGGTTAAAAATGTCAATTTAAAATTAATTAAAAGAATTCTAAGCATAATGAAAGAAGAAGTAGGGGTATCTCCTACTTATCAGGAATTCGTTATGCTTATGAAAGAAGATAAAGAAATCTTCAAAATATTTTCTGGAGATGAAATATCTATACCTGATATTGCCATATCTATGGCACATAACATAAGGTATTATAGAAAGAATCTTTAAACTTTCCCTATCATTGCTACTAAGCAGTGGTAGGGATATTTTTTATTTATATATTTTTCTACACTACTACACATTCTACACACGCTACACAAACTACACATCAGCTCAGATAGTTTTGTTACTTTACAAGTTCCTCTTGCCTCTCATTGTTTTCTCACACATTTGCTTCGCAAGTCTGAGCCTTTGTTCGTTTCACTCACTCGGCTCATCCTTTGCTTCGCAACGGAAGCTTGAATGGTTTTTTACTTGTATCAGTTTCTCTCCATCTCCTTCATTTTTACTACACTTCTCTCCGTCTTCCTTGCAAGTATCTGTCTTGGCTTTGCTTGGACAGGTTTCTTTGTTTGAGTTGTGGCAATTTCTAATTGCTAAAAATTTAATTTATAAGGAGTCAATAATGGCATTCAACAGAACAAACACTACTAGCAGAAACATAGTTGCTGAGATATTAAAATCAGCTAAATCTGATTTTCTCTATTTATTCGATGGAGAAAGATTATCTCGTGATGAAGTTATTCAAATCATTGAAGGCTTGAACCAAATGGGTAAATCCCTAAAAGCATTTGTTAATCGTCCAAGAGATCTTGGTCAAGTCCCAAGCAATTTGTTTTACCTAGATACTACAGAAGATCTTGAACTAGCAGAACAATTCGGCAAAGATAATAATGCTCATATCATCAACTTGATGATCGTCCATAACCCTAAGCGTTGAGTTCATCTCAACCTTAGGGGCTAAAAATTATAATGTCAGTTAGTTTAGTAAGCTACCTAATTCTATCCTACCTTTCTTAAACCCTTTCAAACAATACACCAAAGGTAGCTTATTAAACTAACTAATTAAATATAAGGAGAAAAATGAAAAAAGGCATTCTAAACAAAATAGGGATTATATTAGATCCCTTAGTTCATACTGCAGAAATATTGGCTACAAAAGCTAAAGATCTTAGAGATACAGTAGTAGAAGATACTATTGTAAATCACAGTAAGAAAGATCAGAAAGTAACTGATAAGATGGTTCAAGAATATATCAACCATTCAAAACGAATGGATGATATGATGGATAAAATATTTAACAGATAAGGAGAGAACAAATGAGTAAAAAATACATATTAGATTTCGATGATGAGTTATTAATCATCAAATAAACATATTGAGTAAGCGCTGTCTTACTCAATTATTTTTTAATTGATAGAAAGTTTATAAAGGAAAAACATATGGAAAGATATAGTAGAAAATATCAAAAGAGTAAGATTAAAGCTCTATGTGAATCACAAGATAAAAGTATTGAAGTCCTATCTAATAAAATATTAGAGTGGAAAGAAGAGTATCTAAAAGGCAATATAGGTAAGCTTTATAAGACTAAAACTGATATAGTAAATATGATAGATGAAGCTATAGCTGATGAGTTAGCTATATCTATACTATTTACTACAATCTTACTAGGCAAATCTACATTTCAAAGCTACATAGGACATGTAGCTTCTCAAGTAAATTTAGAGCTAGAGAGTTTTAGAAAGGCTCAACTCTCAGCTTGGATATTAGCTTACCTTGATGGTGGAGCTTATGATATTATAGCTCCAGCTATAGGCTCTATGATGAATTATAGTGTAGAACCAAAGATATGCTTATCTATAGAAGATTCTGAAGAGTTAGCAAGATGCTTCTTCTTACCTCCTAGTAAAGAGGGATTAGATGACTGGACTAATCAATTTAATGGTGGATATAGCTTTGAGAGAAGTTATGCTATATTAGGTGATAGCTTTAATAGACATAGTTACCCAATAGATCTTAAGACTTTAAATACCCTACAATCTGTAAGATATAAACTTACAAATAATGTAGATACTCCTCAAGTATTAGAAAATGATGCAAGTGATGAGAGAATAGCTCAATTTGCTTTAGCTGAAATACAAACTAGAAAAGTCTTGAAAGATTATAGAGATGATGAATTCTCTTTTGTATGGAAGTTCGATAAAAGAGGTAGAGTATATTCTGTAGGATATGATATAAATGTCCAAGGTGATAGCTATAGAAAAGCCTCTTTAGAATTTGCTAAAACAGAAGTAGTAAATGAGTCTGGTATGAGATGGCTAAAGATAGATATTGCCAACCATTATGGCTTAGATAAAGAGTTATGGGAAGATAGAGTTAAGTTTGTAGATGAGAATGATAGTATCTTAGAAGCTTTAATTGATAAAGCTGATGAGCCATTATTATATATCCAAGCTGTAGAAGCCTATAGAAAAGCTAAAAGAGGATTGCCTATAGGTTATATAGTCAGACTTGATGCTACTGCTAGTGGTCCTCAAATAATGAATACATTGTTTAGAGACACCGAGGGTATGAAATATCTAAATGTCCTTGGAGATGATACAAGACACGATCTATATACTTTAGTAGCAGAGACAATGTATGAGAATACTAAAGATTCTGGGATCTGGAGAGATTTAAATGGAGACTTTGCTAAAATAAGAAAAGTAGTAAAGAAACCGATTATGACTTCATTTTATAACTCACGATCAAAACCAAAAGAGATATTTGGTGATGATACATTAGAGTTAGCAGAGTTTTATAAAGCTTTAAAAACATATTGTAAAGGAGCTTTAGAAGTCCAAAATATTATAAATTCTTGTTGGGATAATTCTAAAGATTGTAATATATGGACATTACCAGATGGTCATACAGCTTATTGTCCAGTTACAAAGGTATTAGAGAGTAAGATAGAAATTCCTGAAAAGGGTATGAAGATTATTTATACTCACACTGTTCAAAGAGCAAATCCACAAGAGAATAGATCACTGTGTCCTGATTGTATTGGGACAATAGTATAGCGATATACTATTAGCAATGTGGTGAATTGCTGGAAGGCTAAGTCAATTAAGATATGCTAATCAGCAGCCAAACCTAAAAATAGGAAGGTTCAGAGACTATCCCATTTGGGAGTAGGCAAGAAGTCTTGCCGAAGTGCCACACTCTTTTATAAAAAGATGAAGATATAGTCCGAACTCTATTGAAAAATAGAGAAATATATGTTATAATACATCTATAGAATGAATATAAAAGGATGTAGTATGCAAGTTTATTGGATACATAATGAGGAACATACAGATCCATATACACAAGGTTATATAGGTATTTCTTCGAATGTTTCAAAAAGATTACAACACCATAGTAAGTGGCATTGTGAAAACAAAAATTTAAAAGAATACTATGCTAATGGTGGAAATACTCATACAATATTATTCACAGGTACAAAAGAGGAATGTATTGAACAGGAAAAACTTTTAAGACCTGAAAATGGTATAGGATGGAATATCTATAAAGGTGGAGTGATACCACCAGATTGTACAGGTAGAATACATTTAAATGAAACAAAAGAAAAAATATCTAAAGGGAACCTAGGTAAAAACTTAGGTCAAGTAAGTATATTTAAAGGTGTGACTAATAGATGGACAGAAGAGCAAAAAGCTTTAATAGGAAGTTACCATAAAGGTAAAACTATCTCTGAAGCTCATAAACGAGCTATTAAAGATAAATTATCTAGAGATAAAAGTCCTGTTGCTTCCCATATAAATGTCTATCATACAAATAAACCTGATGTTTTAATAGATACTTTTAATTGTATTATGGATTTTTGTGATAAATACAATATAGGATATTCAGCTGCTAGAAGCAGATTAAGGAGAATTACTCAATTAGGTAAAGAAATTTACCTATCAAAAATATCCAAACCTCATTATTTTATAACATATATTGATCAGAATTAACGACTCTGATTTAACACAATGAATATAATTCACTCTATAGACGCTTGGGTCTGTAGAGAAATAGTAAAAAGATTAAATCTTTTAGATATTGAAGTAAGTCCAATACACGATAGCTTTGGTGTTCATCCAAATCATTGTGATGAGCTTAGAAGAGTATACAGAGAATTACTAGCTGAACTCTATGAATCAGATATTCTGACAAATCTATTAAAAGAGATTACAGGTAGTGATATCAAAATAGATATTCCACCAGCTGATGAAAATATAGCTCAAGCAATTAGAGATAATGTTAATGGCTATTACATTTGTTAAATATTTGTAGGACACTATTTGAGTGTTCTACATTTTTTCTGATAACGGATAGTTTATTTCTGATTATAGGGCATTCGCCCCTTTTTGTGGTTTTTTATTTAAAATTATATTAATAAGTAGCAATTATATTATTTTATGATATAATTATATTATTAATATTATTTTAGATAGTTT